GAATAATAATCAAATTCAACGAATTGCAGAAAAAAGCCAGCACTCATCAGCTGACTATTCACGTTGATAAAAGTTGGAGCCGAGATCTAATTTAGTATGAGCGAAACAGCCAGAGCCTTCAATCGTAGCCCGACGACATCAGTCCGTTATTGCTACATTATCACGGACACCGCGAAGGGAACCAAAATATACCTCACGGGAGCCGAGGAGGATATTGTGGTCAATGGGCTTTCGGCTTCAGACGGCAGCGATCCTCAGACGTTCACCAGTACGCCGATTGCGCATAGTGGTTTTAGAAAATCGCAGGAATTTGACGAGCAACAGCTCACCGTTTTCATGCCGAAAGACGGGGGAACATTCGCCCCGCTTTTTTTAAGTAGCATCACCGCCGCCATAAGAATCAAGATAATCAGGATCAACAGCTACGCCGACAACCCAACCGATCTCGATGCGGACAGCGATATAACAGTCGTCGAGGAAGGTTTGATGCGAACAATAAGCTTCACCGACACCACGGCAGCGGCGGAGATCGTGCCTGACGCTTACGCTCAAAACTTTTCGGTTCCCAGAATGTGGTTCAGCCGGACATGCAACCACGCTCTTTATGGAAATGGATGCAAACTAAACTCAGACGACTGGAAGTGGGATACGACGGTTATCGGGATCGACAGGCAACGTCGCGAGGTTGAGGTTCTCGGACAAGACGCGGCTACTCCAGAGCACTGGTTTCTCGGGACTATCAGCCATGATCCGAGCGGAGTAAAAGCGAGCATAATCAGAGCGCAACATTTGGACAACGGAAACACGCTGCTGACGACTAATAGCTGGCTTCCGTTCATCAAAGAAACCGAAGGGTGCCGACTGCTTCCAGGGTGCCGACGAATACCGGATGACTGCACTTTGAAGTTTGCCAATGGCCATAATTTTGGTGGGTTTCTCAAGATCCCTACCCGAATCCCAGCAGAGCATGGAGTATAACCAGAAATCAATCGTGAACCGAGCGGCTTTGATGTTGTGTGGCGTACCGTATAAATTTAGAGGGCAAGATCCTGTGCTGGGATTGGACTGCTTGTATTCTATTTTCTGGATATTGGATCAAGCTAACATAGTCGAGAGCGATCAGGCAGGTAGGAACCGATATCGTCCAACCGAGGGGTTGGTGGAAACCGGAAACCGAGGCGCGGCATTCATCGAAAAAGTTCTTCATGTTGAAGTGACAACGGAGCCGGAAACCGGAGATATTGCAGTTTTTAAAAGTGGAAGGTTTTGCAGTCATCTGGCGATAATAGTCGCAGGAGGCCGCGCAATAGGTCACGTGTTAGCAAATCGAGAATACACCGTTGAGCCTTTAAAAAAGTGGCGTGACAACATCGCTGTTATATACAGAATCAAATCCCAAGGATACCGAACCGACCCCCGTGAAGTCACGATATCGGAACTTGAACCAATTTAAAAAACCATGGCTTACGTTATCCCATTTGTATTAGGTATCATAGCATACGCCGGAGCGATATCAGCAGGAGCTAGTTTATTCCTCGCCGGACTCGCCTACGCGGCTGTGAGCGTCTTAGCCGCCCTATTGCTTAACGGAGATAAGGGAGCTAATAAAACCAGACCGGATCAACTTACGGGAGCGACAGCAACCGAGGCTAGGCCGATTCCAGTGATATGGGGTAGCATCAGGTTACCAGGAAACATTCTGAGATATGACGAGGATCAATTCACCAACACCAAAGTAATCGAGCACCAAGGTGGAATCTGGGGGTTTGGAGAAAAAGACATCGTTGTCGAGTATAGATACTATTTGAGTTACGACTATGGACTATGCATGGGAGCCGTTGACAGGGTGACTAGGGTAATAGCTAACCCAGGAGAGGAAATCGTTTGGGAGGGGAACATCAGCGAATTTCCTGACTCAAATACCATTATCCCCCTCAAAGGAGAAAAAAAAGGCGGTGATGTAATATTTTACTGTGGAACGGAAACGCAAACGAGAACCATCGACGATGTTTATGACGATGGCGTCAGCAATCACCGACAGGTTTGCTTTGTTCACCTGAAAAAACATTACATAGGAAGAGCAACTGCACCCAGTTCATACCTTTTTGAGATGCAGCGATTGCCCAAATGTTACAACGCAAATGACACTCTTATTCCAGGTATGTTTGTTCGAGGATCGACCGACAGCGAGCATCCAGCTTACGAAGAGGCGAACCCCGCCGCGATCATCTACGAAGCTTTTACTAATAAGATTTGGGGGAGAGGAATGACTCCAGACTTGATCGACATTCAAGCATTTATAAACGCATCAGCTTATTACGCTGACCAGAATGTCGGAATGAGTTTTTCAATAGGAAATCAAGACAGCATCGACGAAATCGTCAATACGATCAAAGATCACTGCCAGCTGCTTGTTTTCACGAAAGACGGATTATTGACCTGCCGAGCCATCAGCGATCCAGGTAGTAGTTACAACCCTAGAATAAGAATCAACCGAGATATGCTTTCGGAAATTCAAATGAGCCGCCCGTCGTGGAGTTCTGCGCCAAATGAGGTGCGAGCAACATTCATCAACCGAGAAAACAACTTCAAAAACGAGGTTGTTGTGGCGCAGGATTTAGCAAGCATCCAGATGGCGAACACCATCAACAGCCGAGAGGTTACGCTAAACGGATTCAGCAATCGCCAAACGGCTGAGGTTCAGGTTTACAGGATACTCGCCGAGGCCAGCTATCCAGCGGCGACCTTGACAGCTATACTAACAAGATTCCACGCCGATCTCGAACCAGGAAGCTTCTGTGAACTAGTTCTCGACGATTACCACGACGGCGAACCTGTTACCACATACTGGAGAGTCGCGGATCTCGACGACAGTGAGCAGGATCCAGAGGGGATCAAAATAACACTCACAGAAGATTATTACGCTACTAGTTTTGAAGGCACGTCGGCGGATTTTATTATCCCAACACCAAGCTACGAATTAATCGAGGCACTGGAAAATGACGACCTTTCAGCTGGGGATGATTTTACGAGGCTCACGAACCCAGGGCAAGTAACTGATCTAAAGATAATCGAGCTACCTATTTCCCTAACCAGAGGCGCGGAAATGGCTGTCGTGGTTATCGATGCGGAGACATCAGGACTCAATTTCTTAGATGCTAATTATCGGATATTCGGTGCGTTAGATTACGAGTATTTATGGCGTCAGAGATTACCGCGTGGAGTATTTGGAACATTACCAAACGGCCTCCCAGCAGGTAACAGACTTCAAAGAAACCAGGCCATCGAAGTCAGCATTCTAGCGGAATGGCAGAGAGAAATCATGGTAGAGGCCACGGGAATCGTGGAAACATCAGCTGATCACTTTGCCGACCTCCTAAAAGGAGGATCAGCCACGGCATTCATAGGTAGCGAGATTGTCCAAATAGGTTACTGCATTTCAACAGCCACAGGAGTCGAGATCAAGACGATTGCAAGGGGGTGTTTTGGAACGCCGATATCAAGCCACGCGACAGAAACACCGATCGTTTTCATTGAGAATATAGACGATGGCAGCAACCTCCTGCGCCTCGCCTCACTGCCCAGAGAGACAGTTATTCAGTTTGAGCTTCAACGATACTCATTACGTGGTCACTGGGGTGATAATGATATAATTCCCGAGGCCGAAATCGGATACCAAAACAGACTACCCTTCGCGCACCTTAAAGTTAAAAAAACTGAATCAGGATCAGAGGACTACATTGATTAGGCCTCGCATTTTTATTGAAGATCTGAGAAAAGAAACAATCCAACAGGTATTTGACCGCCAGACCACGACGACCCCCTACGGAATCAGAGTGCAGGTGATGAACGGCGCGACGATTTTATCGGATGAATACTTGGATCGGAATTACTTCACCGGAGCGGCTCCGACAACAGGCGTCGACGATTACCAGTGGATTCCACAAGTAGCGGATCAAAAAGAAACAGCACTCATATCTCTAGTCACAAGGGGAATGACAGGAAATTACCTTAGAATTTACACCACCGACGACGCCGGAAACGAAAGTCCAGCATTAATCATAACCTAAAAAACCATGGCCGAACTACCACATACAGGAATCGAATCTCTCCCAGCCGGAACAACCAACGTTCAACCGATTCTTGATAACAATTTTGCTATCATCGACGCGTTATTTGATCCAGCCGCGAACCACGCCGCTATGGCCGATGCCGCCAGTATCACCTTTGACCGAGCCGGAGGTGCGATTCAAGACGCCAGCATAACTCAAGATGTAACGATTGCCGTCAGCAACTTGGCGTTGGGGAAAAAGATGGACATAATAATTCACACGGACGCCGCTCGCACGATTACCGTTCCAGGGGCATGGAAGCCAGCCGGAACAACGACACTGTCCACCGGAGCCGCTGGAGTCCTCGTATTAACCATTTGGCAGACAACAGCCGGAGTGGTATACACGACCCAACCATAAGACATGCCAGCCTTTGAGTTAAGAAATACGCAGCTGCGATACCAGAGAACCGGACAACCGGAGGTGTATCAGTTGAGACTTGCTGAGGCCACGATAACTCAGGCTCAAGTTTCTGGAATGAGCATCAGAGATCCATATCGAGCACTTTTGTCGCAAGAGCAAACCGCGTGGCATTGGGAGATTGACACTTTATGGGAGTTCAGCGGCACGGAAAGCAAATTAGAAATCCTCAAAGCACTCGCCCCCGTTCTCAACTCGGACACCGAGCCAGTCGAATACATTTTTGAGGCGACGACGCCGGAAGGAACCATTAGAAGATTCACAGGAGCTAGGATCGTATCAATAACCATCGCCTCGGAAGGCAGGAGAGTGGTTTCAGTTGAATGCAAATGGATCGCATTGAAACAGGAGACTCCCGACACAGCTCTTGTTGTTACGGAATCAGACCAGCCGCATCGACCTATTCCGGCTCCAGACGTAAATATTTTCATAGACGGAGCACCCGTCACGGTTTACGCCATACAAATCACCCTCGAAAGAAGCGAATATCAACCGACTAATTACGATGTTGATGGACACGCTCGCGGGTTCAACGGAGAGGGACAATGGGATGTTGTCTGCATGATATCGCAGCCAACAGACGACCTTGATCCAACGCTCCCAGAAATAAGACAAAAGGTAATAATTGATATTGGAGTAG